AGAAGAACAAGCCTTAGTATCACAATTAGAATTACTTCAAAAACGACTGGGACCAGCTGGTCTACCGCATAGCAGTTTAAGTGAAAGAACTGGTGGCGGTGGTGCAATGGGAATTATGGACCAGTTCAAAGAATTAACACGCTTGAAAGATGAAATTACAACGCTTAAAGAAAAAGCTGTTGAAGCAGAGTGCGATATATTGAGGTGTATTTATAACATACCTGAACCAAAGTATCGAGCTATACTGATTGAAAAGTATGTTAACCGCAGAGATATGTACGCTATATCGCTTGTATATCGACAATTAGGCATGCAAAATAACTCAACGAACTATATCAAAAGAACTATTCGAAAAGCAGAAGAAGCATTTTATGATTACAATTTAAAAAATTAAGGGTGCAACCAACTGTCCTCAACTATGTAGATATTATGCGACCTCATAGAGGTAGGGGTGCACCTAAATGCACCTAACGTTACACTAATTGCACCCAAAATAACACTAAGTGCACCTAAAATGCTATTGAGTGCACCCCATTGACAGTGATATGATGTATTCGTCGATAGGTAGAAGTTGCACTACTGTTTAGACATTGCTATCCTCTCTTAGCGAAAACACTTAACTCTCTCATGAAAAGAGCACCCTAAAACTAGGGTGCTCTTTTTGTATGTAAAAATAAAAAGGAGGTATTTATGAACGTTGTTAATATTAACGTTAATGATTTAACGCCATACGAAAACAATCCTCGAAATAACAATGAAGCTATTCAGTATGTAGCTAATTCAATTAAAGAGTTCGGCTTTAAAGTGCCGCTTGTAATTGATAAAGATAACGTTGTTATTTGTGGACATACTCGCTTATTGGCCGCTAAACAGTTAGGCATTGAAGAAGTTCCTTGTATCGTTGCTGACGATTTAACAGAAGAACAAATTAAAGCCTTTCGACTAGCTGATAATAAGGTTAGTGAAATTGCTACTTGGGACTTGGGCGCACTCGTTGATGAATTGAAAGATATTAATTTCATCGACATGGAAGATTTTGGCTTCTTAGGTGCAGATGATTTACGAACAGACTTTTTCGACGAGGAAGCAGAAGATGAAAAATCATCTGACGACAAAACCGAAGAAGAAGATAATGGTAAAACTGTTAAAGTCGTTTGTGATGATGCTAATTACCAACAACTAATCGACTTTTTAGACGAGCATTTATTCGTTTACGAGGTGTAACATGGATAAAACAATCGTTTGTAATGTATCTGTTGAAGGCTTTCACAACTGGCCTGATGCACCTGTACAATTTGAATATTTAAGAAGTAAACATCGACATATATTTAATATCGAATTACATATTCCTGTTACTGACTCAAATCGTGAAATTGAGTTCATTGAAGAACAACGTATTATCAAAGAATTGCTATTAAAAGAATTTGGCGATGATAAAGTGTATGCACAATTTAAAAGTATGTCATGTGAACATATTGCAGAGTGGTTGATGGATAAATACCCTACAGCGACATTCTGTAAAGTAATTGAGGACACAAACGGAGGGGCAACTATTGTTAGGAAACAATATAAAAATCCATTTTGCTGGTTCCGATAATGTGTTTAGCGCTAATGCAGCACTAAAGATAGCAGAAGTTAACTATCGACTATATACTTGTTATCCATTTATCGTAAATAAAAAAGTAACTGATGATTTACGATTGAAACCGGATGCACCATTACTCAATAATGGACTGCAATTTAAACATACCATTCAAGATAGCGGTTTATTCACTTTGATGTTTGGTGCAGCTAAAGACCGAAAACTAACATATGACGATTTAGTTGATTGGCAAGACAAACTTATGAAGTTTACAGTAACAAACAATTTAAATTCAACTTGTGTTGAGGTTGACTGTCAAAAGGTATTATCACCTGAAGATGCGTGGAAATTGCGTTATAGGATGCGTGAAAAGCTACCTAATAGACAAATCAACGTATTCCATAAAGAGGACGGCAAAAAGGGCTTAGATAGGTTAATCGAGTTCGCTGACTATATAGCAATAAGCGTTCCGGAATTGCGTATCACTAACCCTAAAACGTTTAGAGAGGACACTCATCGATTGGCTTGGCACATTAAAAACCGTAAACCTGAAATCGATATTCACTTATTGGGTTGTACCGATTTAAAAATGTTAAAGCGTAACAAGTTTTGTACATCGGCAGATAGTACATCATGGCTTGCGCCTTTACAGTTTGGCATGAGTAGGACGTCGAAAGGCTCGTATCACATCGACCAGCATAAACAAGAAATCAAAGAAAAGTTTATGGAACAGGCAAAGCTATTAGGCGTGAAAGAAAAGTTGCTATTGCGAACAGCAGATAGTGCTATTTCTGCATTATTAAATAAATTAGATTATCAGAGCGTTGCTGGTAGTCAAGATTAAAGGAGTAAACGAAATGTATTATGTAACGAAACGAATGGAGATTGCCGGTTCACATCAGCTTAATCTCGATTATGAAAGTAAATGCCGTAACCTACACGGTCATAATTGGATAGTAACAGTCTTTATGAAAAGCGAAGAAGTGAACGCTAATGGAATGATTATGGACTTCACTCATATTAAACGTGCTATTCATGACCGCTTAGACCATAACCATATTAATAATGTAGTAGAGGGTATCAACCCAACTGCAGAAAACATGGCGAAATGGATATGCGACCAGTTAGGTAAATGCTGTTATAAAGTATCTGTACAAGAAAGCGAAGGGAATATTGCTATTTATGAACGTGATTGAAATTTTTAGCAGTATCGAAGGCGAAGGAACTCGAGCTGGTGAACTATGTACTTTTATTCGACTAGCAGAATGTAACTTGCGCTGTTCCTACTGCGATACAGAATACAGCTTTACTGGTGGAAATGAAATGACTGTTGATGAAATTATGGAAGTAGTCGATGGTTATGGGAATGTAAATGTAACTATCACCGGTGGCGAACCATTATTGCAAGACTTAACGGAATTACTAAACGCTATGAACAAGTATTTTGTTAACATCGAAACGAACGGCAGTATAAACCCTGTTCCGTTGTATGGTGAATATCAAAATCTTATGTTCACAGTTGATTACAAGTGCCCTTCTTCTAAGCAAGAGGAGTTCATGAACAACGGCGAAGCATTACAGGACTTAGAAGAGTGCGACGTCATTAAGTTTGTAGTTGGTACCCTAGAAGATTTAAACCGCATGCGCCAGTTAATCGAGGACAACGAGTTTAAAGCACAAGTTTATGTATCACCAGTATTCGGTAAGATTGAACCTAAAGACATTGTTGATTATATGAAAACGTATAACCTACAAGGTGTACGATTACAACTACAAATTCATAAATTCATATGGCCGCCTGACATGAAAGGAGTGTAAGCATGAACCAGGAAACGATTGAAAATGCTATCAAGCTCCTATTAACAGGGCTTGGTGAAAATTTAGAACGTGAAGGCATTGTTGAAACGCCTAAACGTGCTGCAAAAATGTATTTAGAAATGCTGGAAGGCATGAACTACACGAACGAGGAAATCGCTAAAATGTTTGGCAAGTCCTTTGAAGTGGATACGACTCAAATGGTAATTGTTAAGGATATTGAAGCCTTTTCTATGTGTGAACATCATTTAGCGTTGATGTATGACATGAATATTAGTGTAGGATATATCCCTAATGGTCGTGTAATTGGCTTGTCTAAAATTCCTCGTATAGCCGAAATGTGCTGTAAGCGATTACAACTACAAGAAAAGATAGGTGAGGACATTGCGGAAGTCATTTCTATTGCGACTGGCAGTGATGATGTAATTGTGCACATTACATCGAAACACAGTTGCGTAACGGCTCGTGGTGTTAAATCTCGTGCTTCTAGCACAACTACAACAACAAAGAAAGGTAAATTCACAAGTGATTATGATTTAACTCGTGAATTTATGAATAGCTTGAAATGACGGTTGTTGACTGCATTAAGCATAAATGCTTAAACAACAAGAAAGGCAAGTGTACAGCCGAAGTCATTGAGTATGACGGCTTATGCCAGTCATACATAACATACGGCCACGCACGCAAGCCGAAAGGTGGTCTTTGTGTTAGAAGTCATGGCAAGCTAAAACATAAAAGCAACGAAATTCTAAAGTAGATATTCGGTGGGAGGTGGTGAGTATGTGAAAAACTATGAAGCAGCCGAGAAGGACTATAAGAAGTTCCTACCCTATAAAGACATAGCCGAAAAATACGGCGTATCAATCGAAACAGTTAAATCTTGGCGGAAGCGATACGGTTGGAAGCGTGCTAAGACTAAACCTAAACCGAAAAAGAAAATAGGTGCTCCGTTTGGCAATAAAAATGCCATGGGAAATAGTGGAGGGCCACCTGTTGGAAGTCAAAACGCTTTAAAGCATGGTCTTTTTGCAAAGTACTTGCCACTCGATATGATTGGCGTAATTGAAGATATAGAAACAATAACCCCTATAGAAATACTATGGGGGAATATTTGTATCAAATATGCTGCTATCATACGAGCACAAAAAATAATGTTCATCGAAAGTGAAAACGCTGACAAACAAATTGAAAGTGTTACTCAAACAGTTGAGGAAAGCGAACAGTTTGGGAACACTAAACGAATTGAAAAGCATGTTGACACAATCACAGCAGATATTCGTATGGAGAAGTTCCTTAAAGCACAATCAAGGGCGATGGACACGCTGGCAAGATTAATCAAGCAATATGACGACCTATGCAAAAGCGAATTGGCAACGGAAGAACAAAAAGCTCGTATCGCTAAACTTAAAAATGAAGTTGCGACTATTAAACAACAAAACGAGGACAATAAAACGCTCGTTCCTATTATTATAGGCGGTGATGAAATTGAAGATTAAGGATAATCAAGTAGTCGTTCATCTACCTAGTATCGTAGGCAAGCATTATGGTGCGTTTTGGCGGTTTAAAGGCCGTTATAAAGCCGTTAAGGGAAGCCGTGCGAGTAAGAAGTCGTCAACTCAATCATTAAAGGTTATAACCGAAATTATCGAAAACCCTCATATTAATTGGTTAGTGGTTCGTAAAGTCGAACGAACGTTGCGTGATAGTTGTTATGCACAACTTAAATGGGCTATACACCGCTTAAAGGTGGATAACTTTTTTAAGTGCAGTACATCACCTTTAGAAATTACCTATAAACCAACTGGACAAAAGATATTATTCAGAGGCTTAGACGACCCTTTAAAAGTAACATCAATTACCGTTGAAGTTGGGGCGCTGTGTAGGTTATGGATAGAGGAAGCATACGAAATAACATCAGAGGAAGCGTTCGACCGCTTAGATGAAAGTATTCGTGGACAGCTACCAAAAGGAATGTATCATCAAGTCGTGTTAACGTTTAACCCCTGGTCTGATAGACATTGGCTTAAAAAACGCTTTTTTGATACACCTAGTCCGAACGTATTGTCTATGACAACGAATTACATGTGCAATGAGTTCCTAAGCGAAGCGGACTTGGTACTATTCGAGGAAATGAAAAAGAACCCTCGTCGCTATAGGACTGCTGGTCTTGGTGAATGGGGTATCGTTGAAGGTCTAGTGTATGAAAACTGGGAAGAACGAGTTTTCGATGTACACGAAATATCTAATAGGCCAAATGTACGCTCCGCCTTTGGCATGGACTTTGGTTATGTGAATGACCCTAGCACATTGTTCTGCGGTTTGGTTGATACAGTTGCTCGTGAAATATATGTCTTTGATGAAATGTACGAAAAAGGTATGAGTAATGAAGACATTTTGTCAAAAGTATCCGAAATGGGATATGCAAAGGAGCGAATTAAAGCAGATAGTGCGGAACCTAAATCGATTGCGTACTTGCGGAAAGGTGGACTTATGAGAATTAGGGCAGCCAAAAAAGGACCTGACTCAATTCGTGCTGGCATTTCGATTATTCAGGACTATAAAATTATTATTCATCCTCGGTGCGTTAATTTCATTACTGAAATTAGTAACTACACATGGGATAAGGATAAATTCGACAACCCTATAAATAAACCTATTGATGATTTTAACCATTTAATGGACGCCATGCGATATGCTATGGAAGAATTTGACGGCCGTAAAGGTGTACGCTTGTTAACTTAGGAGGTGAAAGTTTGGAGCTTGAATTAGTTAAGAAGTTAATTAAAAAGCATACCTTGGGGCATGCAAACGTAATCAGCGAAATGCAAACAGCGGAACGCTATTATGAAGTAAACAATGACATTAAGTTGTTACCGGCTAAACCAAAGGATGTTGAGGAAGCAAAGCAGAAGGGCGAAAGTTTTAACCCTATGCACCAGGCAGATAACCGAATTGCCTATTCCTTTTATCCTTTGTTAGTAGACCAAAAAACCGCTTATATGTTTACTGCACCGCCTATTTATGATGTTAAAAACGATAATTTAAATACATTTATCCTTGATACATTAGGCGATGCATACGAAAAGAAGTGTAAGGACTTATGTGTTAAAGCTACGAATGGTGGTGTAGCTTGGGTTCATTACTGGATAGATGAAAATAACGATTTTCAGTGGGCGGTATTACCGGCTAATGAAATTATTCCAATTTATAACAATCGTATTAATACGAAGTTGGAAGGCGTATTGCGTGTATATGCGGATATTAACGACGAAGGCGAAAATATCACGGTATACGAATATTGGAATGACAAAGAAGTACAAGCGTTTTCTATGCGAACTGGTGATGATTACGAAACATTATCGCCTTATACAGCATTTACAATGATTGACCCTAGCGGTGTTACGTTAAACGTTGATACTATTCCGCATCAAATGGAAAAGGTTCCTTTTATTGCGTTCGCTAACAATGCACGTCATACGACGGACTTAAAACGTATTAAGGAATTAATCGACGTTTACGATAAAACCTATAGCGGCTTTTTAAATGACTTAGAGGATGTCCAGGAGGTTATATACGTACTCACTAACTATGGCGGTGAAAACTTAGCCGAGTTCTTGGACGGTATGAAAAAATACAAAGCAATTCAAATGGACTCTACTGGTCCTGATGATAGAAGCGGTATTTCAACGTTAACGATTGACATTCCGATTGAAGCACGCAAAGAACTTCTTGATATCACTCGTAAAGCTATCTTTGACATGGGACAAGGGGTAGACCCTCAACAACAAGGTTTAGATGGCACTAGCGGTGAAGCAATGAAGTTTTTATATACTTTATTGGAACTTAAAGCCGGTATGATGGAAACTGAATTCCAACTAGGCTTTAATGAATTAATTCGTGCTATCTGTTCCGCACATGGTTCGAACGATGTTACTATCACGCAAACATGGACAAGAACAAGCGTTAAGAATGACGGCGACTTGGTGGACATGTGTTCAAAATCTATGGGCGTCGTATCTAAGCGAACTATCCTTGCACATCATCCATTCGTGGAAGATGTGAACGAGGAAATGAAACAAATCGAAACAGAGGAAGCACAAAATAACACTGATATGTACGATGATTGGCATAGCAAAGGTCATGACGATGGCTCTATAGACGACCATGACGACGACCACAGCGATGACGAATAATCGTATTTATATTTTCATTCGTGGCAGGTAAACCACGGTAAAAACCGGAAGGAGTAAAGCATATGACATTCAAGGAACTATTAGAAAAAATTGGAGTTGCAGAGGATAACATCGACAATGCAACTAAACAATTTAAAGAATTTCTCGATGGTGAATATGTTCCAAAGTCGCGTTTTAATGAGGTTAACGCGGAAAAGAAAACCTTAGAAACTGCTGTTGCAGATAGGGATAAACAGTTGAAAGCCTTAAAGGATAGCGAAGGCGATGTACAAGCGTTAAAAGACCAAATTACAAAACTTCAAGCAGACAATAAAGCGAATGCCTTAAAAGCTGCCGAAGATTTAAAAGCATTAAAATTGAGTACCGCGGTTCAATTAGCGATTGGTGATAGCGCACAAGATGCAGAGCTTGTAGCTAACTTAATTGATAAGTCTAAACTTATTCTTGCCGATGATGGTAAAGTAACTGGTTTAGATGAACAACTAAAAGACTTGCAAAAGAATAAAGCGTTCTTGTTTAAACCACAAGGTGAACCTAAATTCAAATACGACCCTAACAAGGGCGAAGGTACACCTAAGGTAAACCCTTTCAGCAAGGAACATTACAATCTAACGCAACAAGCAGAACTTATTAGAACCGACGTCGCGCAAGCTAAAACGCTTGCAGCGCAAGCCGGTGTATCTATTGACAATTTGATTTAAATTAGGAGGACTAATAATGCCAAATCAAAAATTTACTTTTAACTTGCAAACATTCGCAGCAACTGCATTGAAAGATGTAATTAACCCTACTCCGTTGTTTACTGATTATGTAACACGTCGTACAAGCGAATTATCCGCTATTTTCTCTTCCGGTATCGCAACTCGTGATAGCCAATTCGACATGCTTGCATCTGAACCAGCACAAGTTCATAACATGCCTTTCTTCACTGATTTGACTGGCGACTCTGAAAACGTGGTGGAAGGTACTGATTTAACTGCCGATAAAATCGGTTCTAAAATGGACGCTTCCACAACTATTCGCCGTGCGAAAATGTGGGGCGCAACTGACTTGTCCGCTCAATTATCCGGTACAGACCCAATGTCCGCTATTGGTGATTTAGTTGCAGGTTTTTGGGCTCGCGACCACCAAAAAGAATTATTAAATATCCTTGACGGTGTATTCGCTACTACTACAATGTCCGACCATATCCTCGATATTTCTACTAAAACTGGTAAGGCTGCTAACTTCTCCGGTGAAGGCTTTATCGATGCAATGCAACTCATGGGTGATGCTCGAAACGCTTTAACAGCAGTTGTAATGCACTCCGCTACTAAATCTTATCTTGATAAATTGAACTTGATTCAAACTATCCGTCAATCTGACGCAACGTCCTTCGATTATTACATGGGTCGTCGTGTAATTGTTGACGATGGTTGCCCTGTTGATACTGACAAATACACAACTTATTTGTTCGGTGAAGGCGCTATTGCGTATGGTGTAGGCTCTCCTGTTGGTATGGTTCCTGTAGAAGTTGACCGCGATAAACGTAAAGGCTCCGGCATTGATTACTTAATTTCTCGTAAAGCGTTCATCTTGCATCCACGTGGGGTAAAATGGACTAATAAAACTCGTGCCAACGCTGAAAGTGTATCTCGTGCAGAATTGAAAGACGGCGGTAACTGGGAACGTGTTTACGAACCTAAACAAATTCGAATTGTTAAATTTGTTCATAAATTAGGCTAAGGGGTAAAACATGGGGACTAATTCATATTGGGCTAGGCGTGCTGTTGAACGTGAAGATGAATGGAATAAAAAAAGCCGTGAAACAATCGAAAAAGAGCTGGCCGCTCAATATGAAAGGTCCGCCCAACGGCTACAAGCAAACATTGAACAACTTTATGGAAAGTTCGCTACTGATAACGGACTAAGCATGACCGATGCTCGTAAATTAATCAGCGGAACAGAATTTAGGACTTGGCGAAAGGACGTCGAGGGGTACTTGGCAGACTTTGAAAAAACTGGCAACCCTAAGATTATGCTTGAACTAAATACCCTTTCAATGCGTTCGCGAATTTCTAGGTTAGATAAATTGTACAGCGATACTCTTATCGAAATAGATAAGTTAAATCGAAGCACCGATAGTTCTATGACTTCTTTCTTAAAAGAAGCATATAAAGACAATCGCTTGCATTCTGCCTATGAATTAGCAAAGAAAGGGCAAGGGCCTTTAAATGTAGTTGTTGATAATAAACAAGTAGAACAGGTATTGCGAACTCCTTGGAGTGGTAAGAACTATAGCGAACGGATATGGGCCAACGGTGAAAAGTTGGCTCGTACCATTCAAGATACTGTTGTTAATGGTGTTCATCGCGGTGTGTCAGTTAATAAACTGGCGAAAGAAGTGCAAGAGCGAATGGGAGTATCTAAAAATGATGCTGTAAGGCTGGTTAGAACGGAATTAAATTACGTTCATAATCAATCTACCTTAGACTCGTTGCGTTCCTCTAATATGGAATACTTTCAATTCATCGCAACAATGGATAAGCGTACATCCTCAATTTGTAGGGAACACGATAATAATATCTATTCAGTTAGTGAAGCCGAAGTAGGAAGTAACGTTCCTCCGCTTCATCCTCGTTGTAGGTCAACGATTGCCGGTGCTATTAGTAATAAGAAACCGACTAGCGGTTCTCGTATTGCTAAAACTGAACCGACTTCTAAAGGGGAGCGAGTACAATATCAAAAAGTACCACGCAATATGAACTACGACGAATGGAAAGCGATTTACGTCGATAAGACGAAAACATTCGCCGATTGGCGAGAGGAACAAAAGGCTGAAAAGCCTAAGCGACCGAAACCAGTTAAGCCTAAAGACATTGACTTAAAGGACAAAATATCCAAACTTGACATGTCAAAAGCAACTCCGCAAGATATGATTAATATTGGAAAGTTAGCTAACCAAAAACATGATATTATTAACTTAATCGGTAATAAAGATGAATTGGTGAAGGTAGTATCCCAATATCGTGAAGTTGGATATAACATTCCTGATAGCTCATGGGCGCAAGGTAGCGTTAAGAAAAATAAAGAAATGATACAAGGTGCGTTTAATGTATATCCGAGCGACTGGGGTCGTATGTTAAAGGATAACAATAAGGGTATTAATACTCGTAAGGTTAAGCGTGGTTATTTCTATGGTAAAGCTGCTGTAAGTGGTCGTCCTATAAGGTATGTTGATATTGACAACCCTGGCGATTACATAACAATCAATATGAATGGTGTTAAGAAAACAACTCCATTCCACGAAATAGGTCATATGGTGGAATTTTTTAACAAGGATGCAAGTCGCTTGTCGAATGAGTTCGTAGAAATGCGAACCAAAGGCGAGGAAGCGGAAAGGTTAAACAAAATCTTTAATATGAGTTGTTATGGAAAAGAAGAAGCTAAAAGGGATAACTTCATCAGCCCTTATATAGGTAAAACGTATTCGACTGGTGGAACCGAAGTTTTAAGCATGGGGCTTGAAAGTGTGTTTGAACCTAACGAAAACGGCCAATATAAAGGGTGGGACTACAAAACAAGCAAGCCTATTTGGTCTACCATTAAGGACGATGAGGAGTATTTACACTTCATAATCGGAATGTTATTAACTGTATAGGAGTGTTACTATGACGGACAAGGATAAAGCGTTTATTGACGCTTTAACTAAATTTAATAGCATGTGTAAAACGTATAAATCGATTTTCGGTGAAAATTCATTGGATAGAGTATTCGTACTTAGTCCTGGTGATATTTCTACGGAAGAATTAAACGATAGTACTAAAATGCTTGCTAATGCCATTGCGAACGATGAACCGCTTGAACAATTTGACGAGGACATGTGGGAACATGTTTGTTATTAAAGGAGATTAACTTTGGGTAACGTTCAATATTTAGAATATAATGAAGCAGTTGCGTTGGTTATATCAACGACTAACCGTTTAATATCTATGATTGATAGTCTTAATGAAGTTAATTGCGCCGATTATATAACGCTGTTCGCCGAAAAGTTTGTTCTTGATTGTATGGACTACTGCCACAGAACAAACTTCCCTCGAACGCTTGTATATACGGCTGCCGAATTAGCTACAAAGTACATCAAAGACAAATACAGCGATACGCATGGACCGCTAAAGTCTTTGAAGGAAAATGACGTTGAATTTACCTGGGCTGTAACTGATATATCTCCTATTGGGTGTATTAGTGAAAAGGACTTTGAAAGCATTCGCACTAAATTAAATCTATATAGAAAAGTGGTGTGGTCGAATGGCTAATGTATACGGAAAACTGCTTGCAGATATTATGTACAAAGATACATGTACCATTTCACGGCAACAAGCCACCA